CGCATCTGCCTACCCGCTCATATCGCTGATGCGGCACCATCGCCGGCGCAACCCAAACCTGCGCCCGCAACCCCGCATGGCGTAACGCATTGGACGCCATCTGCGGCTACTGCTACACTCGCCGACAACCAAAGGGTTCAGTACGCTCTCAGGCCGCCGGTACAGGCGGTCTCTCGCGTTCAAGGGGAGACGCGATAACGTGCCTGCGAAGGCGATCACCACGGTGTTCGCAGATCGGGCCATCGGAGAGCGCATCCGCGAGTACCGCCATAAGTTGCCACGCCGATGCTCTACTCAGCAGCAGGTAGCTAGTGAACTTGGTTGGCGCCAGACCAAGGTCGCCAATCTTGAGCTGGGTAAGTTGAGTCTTCGCGCCTGCGAGGTTCTTCCGCTCGCCGATGTTCTGGGCGTTGACCCCCTGGCGCTATTGCGGGATGAGTTCTAGTGCCAGTCATCAAGCTCTGCAGCAAGTGCGCCAAGCCAGCCACGCACGGCTGCCACTGCAACTACCACCACGTGGCCGAGCAGCTCAGGCGCAGGGTCAAGACCAGGGCGGCAGGGTACGCATCACCGCACTGGCAGTACATGCGCGGCGTTGCGCTCGAGCAGGCAGGGCACAGGTGCAGCGCATGCGGCAGCAGCGAGCGACTGACTGTGCATCTCGACCCACGCGCCAAAGGCAACCACGACCAAGCAACACTCGACCAATGCACCGTGCTATGTCGTGGATGTCACGGGTCAGTGGATGCACCGAGGGCGCACGCATGAAGATCATCACGACTAGTCGCACATCACTAGACGTCACACTGCCAGAGGGGGTCTTCATCACAACAGGGCAGTACGACTTCGATCGGCACGAGACGACCTACACCATCCACATCGACGGAGAACAGCCCGAGCAAGTGCAGGCTCGGCTCGGCGACCTCATCGCACGCATCGCTCGTCTCGGTGACACATGACATCTGGGTCAGTGGATGCACCGAGGGCGCGTGTCTGAGTATCAGCAACTCTGGGATGCTGGGCCAGTTCGGATCACACATTCCAAGCGCATGGATACGGATCGTAGAAACGCCGAACTACAGGCGCTACGTTCCAGACTCGTGGGCGACAGCGGTGTCAAGCAGGATCCACTAACTGGACAGTGGTACGAGATTCACGGCAAGCAGCGCGTGCGCCGGGCATGGCCGCGTACCTGCCAGCAGTGTGGTGCGCGCTATATGCAGAGTCACAAGCGCGAGCGCACGCAGAGTAAGGGACGATGCGAGAAGTGCAGACGTGCCCGCCTACCGGATGGCAGCACGAGGCAAGACGTCGATGGTTATACGTGGATCAAGGTTGGTGGTCAGTGGGTGAGCGAGCATCGCCACGTGATGGCCCAGTACATTGGACGAGCGGTAGGTGATGGCGAGACCGTGCATCACATTGATGGCAATCGCTCGAACAATCGCGTCGACAATCTGCAGTTGAGACAGGGTCAACACGGTGCGGGGCAGACGTGGTGCTGTGTCGACTGTGGGTCATTCAACATCGCGGCAGTCCCTCTCGGTGAATAGTCAAATGGGGCGGGGGGTACATAGCGCGGGGCGGCTGCGACAGCCCGCGCTAGCCAACCGCGAAAAAAAAGTGAGCGCGCAAGCAAGTGAGTGAGCGGTTCACGCTCGAGCATTTCGCCGAGTGGGCGACCGGCCTGATCCTGGACTCCGGCGAGCCGTGGGAAGTCCAGCCGTTCCAGGCAGCGTTCCTCGAGGACGTGTTCTCGGGCTTCCGCGAGTGCTGGCTGGTCGTGCCGGAGGGCAACGGCAAGTCGACGCTCGTCGCCGGGCTGGCTCTCTACCACACGGAGTTCACGCCGGACGCGTGGGTGCCGATCGCTGCGAGCTCGCGCGACCAGGCCAGGATCATGTACCGGCAGGCGAAGGGGTTCGTGAGCCGTTCGCCGATGCTCGCGGGCCGGTTTCGCTGCTTCGACGGCTACCGGAAGATCGAGTTCGGCGGGACGGTCGGGTCGCAGTCGCGTACCGGGTTGCCGCAGGGCGGGTCGGCGTCGATCGAGGTGTTCGCCTCCGACGAGCGGACGGGCGATGGGATCATCCCGTCGATGTGCATCGTGGACGAGTTGCACCGCCACCGGACGCTCGACCTGTACGAGACGTGGCGGGGCAAGCTGGGCAAGCGGGACGCGCAGATCATCACGATTTCGACCGCTGGCGAGCCCGGTGCGCCGTTCGAGGAGACGCGGGAGAAGATCCGGCAGTCGGCGAGCGAGTTGCGCCGGGAGGCGACGTTCGTCAGGGCTGCGTCGGAGCAGCTGGTGCTGCACGAGTGGGCGGTGCCGGAGGGCGGCGACATCGAGGATATGGAGCTTGTCGCTGCGGCTAACCCGTTCTCGGGGGTGACTGCGCAGACGTTGGCGGCGGATTTTGGGTCGCCGACGATGACGGAGGGGCATTGGCGGCGGTTCAAGTGCAATTTGCCGACTCGGAGCGAGTTTGCGGCGATCCAGGAGGGCGAGTGGTATGCCGCCCGGAGCGTTGAGGAGATCCCGGTCGGCCAGCCGGTCTGGGTGGGCCTCGATGTGGGATGGAAGTGGGATACGACTGCGCTTGTCCCGTTGTGGTGGCGGGACGCGGAGTTCCGCCTGCTCGGGCCTGCCCGGATCCTTACGCCGCCGCGGGACGGCTCGAGCCTCGCGTCGTGGAAGGTTGAGCGGGCGCTCGTCGAACTGCACGAGCGCAATCCGGTGGAGACGCTAGTGATGGATACCTCTAGGGCGGAGCAGCTGGCGCAGTGGATCGCGGACGAGCTCGGGGCGGACGTGGTCGACCGGGCGCAGACGAACGTGAAGGCCGTGGAGGATTACGACAGGTTCATGGAGGCGCTGCGCGAGGGCTGGCTGTGGCACTCGGGCGACGCCGGCCTGACGCGGCACGCGCTGAACGCGATCGCGCGGGTGCTGCCGCATGGCGACGCGCGCTTCGACCGGCCGTCGAAGTCGCAGAAGGGGCAGCCGCAGCAGGACATGCGGGTGTGGGACGCGCTGGCGGCGGCGTCGATGGTGCACTCGGTGGCGTTCGAGTGGCTGGGTGTCGGCGGCGGGCTGGTGTTCGTGTGAGGCTCTGGCATAAGCGGCGGCGCGTCCGGCTACAGCTCGTGCCGCTGGCGGGAGCGCCGAAGGCGATCGAGGGCATCGACCTCGGCCGCGTAGACGGCGAGTACGTGATCGCGGTGCCGACGTTCATCGAGGACGTCGACCGGACGTTCTCGGCCGATAACACGATCTCGATCCGCGTCGAGCGCGTCATTCTCCGCGAAATCCTCTAGCCCGAGAGGGGTGGTTGGTTTGATCCTTCGCACCGCCTCTGGGCGCGACGTCGAGTACCGCGTAGCCGGCGACTGGCCGTCCACGTCGCTGACCTGGCCGACACCGCTCGGGCAGGGCTACCTCGCCCAGTCCGGGCTACTGGTCACCCCGGACATCGCGCAAGGCGTGCCGGCCGTCGGCAGCGTTATTCGGCAGGCCTCCGGGCTGCTCGCGTCGATGCCGTACACCGTTTACAAGACCGGCACCGTCTCGTCGACGGCGACGGGCTGGCAGGCCGACCTGTTTGCCGACTCGCCGTCACCGGACGTCGACAGCTTCCAGTTCTTCTACGACGTGGCGCTGTCGCTCGAGGCGACCCAGAACGCGTTCATCCAGAAGGCGTTCTACAAAAAGCAACTCAAGGCGCTGATCGTGCTCGACCCGCAGCGGATGATCGCGCGGCGCACGCCCGGCGGCGGCAAGGAGTACAAGTTCTATGACGAGGACGGCGTTCAGGTAACCATCCCGTCGTCGCAGATCATCCACATTCGCGGCTACACCCCGTCGCCCGGCGCGATGAACGGTGTGTCGCTGATCCAGCTTCACCGCGACGCGATCGGGTCCGCGGTGGCGATGGAGAAGTTCGTGGGCGACTACTTCCGCAACAACGCGCAGGTCCCGTTCTTCTTCACCGGGGCGTCGAATCAGAACCAGGCGCGCGACGCCGCCGAGCTCTGGAACGCGCAGCACGCCGGTGCGGGCAACCAGTGGAAGCCGGGGGCGCTGTGGGGGCAGATGGGCGTGACGGCGCTGCCGCTGTCGATGCAGGACGCGAACTTCATCGAGGCGAAGCGGGTGTCGATCGAGGACGCCTGCCGGATCTGGCACTGGCCGCACCACCTGCTCGAGCTCTCCGGTGAGCAGCCGATCCGCAACGAGTTGTGGTGGACGGAGATGTTCATCAAGTTCTACATGGTCGAGCGTCTGCGGAGGATCGAGAAGGCGTTTGACGCCGACCCGGACCTGTTCGCAGGCCAGCCGGTCTACGGGCGGTTCGTTACCGAGGAACTCGAGCGCGCGTCCGAGGAAGTCAGGGCGGCGACGTGGAAGAACATGATCCAGGGTGGCGTGATGACCCCGAACGAGGCGCGCGCCAGAGAGGGCCTGCCGCCGCATCCGGGCGGGGACGAGCTCCAGTTCCCGCTGGTGGGTGGCGGGGCCGTAGGAGCCGGCACAGAGCCTCCTAGCGGTACTCCTGACGCCTCCCCGGCGTCCCAGAACGGTCGAGCGGCTCATTTGCCCGCCGATCTCCTCACCCAGTAGGGAGGAAACCTATGAGCAGCACCTTGACCGAGCCGGACGGGACTCGCACGATCCACGTCCCGATCGACGCCTGCGAGTGGCGCGACAGCGGCGACCCCGAGAAGCCGAACGAGACGACGCTGCGCGGCCACGCCGCCGTGTTTAACAGCCTGTCTGACGACCTCGGCGGCTTCCGCGAGCTGATCGCGCCCGGTTTCTTTCGCGCGTCGCTCCGCAAGCAGCCGGACGTGCGCCTGCTGTTCAACCACGACCCGAACTTCGTGATGGGGCGCACCGCCGCCGGCACGCTCGAGCTCCGCGAGGACAACCGCGGTCTGCACGTGTTTG